AGCATAACTGCCAAAAGTGGAAATCGTGGTCCCAGAATAAGTTGCACCTTGACGGTACAGCTGATTGGGATTAGCCTGCACCGAAATGGAGGCTGTGGTCGTCACTGTAGTGAGATGCACGGTAGTGCGTAATTGGAAGGCAGTGCTATAGGCACTGTCATCATCCGCCAGACGTGCTCCACGAGCGGCTTCAGAGAACGGATCAACCATGCCATTGACTGCACGGATTTCGCTCTTAGAGATCGCACCAAGAGTGGAGCGTTGGCGTTGAGTTGGTAACCCATAGCTCAAAGATGCTGGGCGGGTGGCCGCCCGTTTCTTTTGGTTTTTGGCCTTTGCGCGTTTAACCATTGTAGATGTTGTTATAGAATGTTGTCGTGTGTGTGATTGTTGCTAAGCGAAGTAATTGAATTGTGAACTAAAAACATTCACATTCAACGGGGACACTGCCAACTGGGTGTCAATATTGTACAGATCTTGTTCGATCAGCACTTGCTCCTCGGGAGAGATCTTATACGCCAAGGCAAATGAGTTGCGCACGGACGAATTTGGTTCCTCATCTACAAGTGGCATCCCACGCGCTAGGTACTGCATTCCAGTCTCAAACTGGTCCGGTTCCCTATAACGCGTGATCATTGACTTGTAAAAGGGGCGAAACAATGGCATATCACCTGCCAAAGCCATCCCACAGAAACCAATGTCGCTACGGAGTTGGATGAATTCTTGCCAATCTCGGGGCTGTTTGAGGGATAATGAATCCTTACCAAAGCACACTCTTGGGTCCCGGACCATACGGTAAGTACCGTTATTGGTCAAGACAGGGTGCGCCTGACAAAATTCAATCTCCTCCAGACAGTTGGCAATACCTTCCAACTTCATAGTAAATCCTAACTTACGAAAGTACTCAACATAATTGTCGAGCACCAATTGCAAGTCCTTACGCTCCACCACCAAAACGCCGTCGTCTCCGTCATTGGCATACGAATATGCAGAGACACCAATTGACGCCATAAAGGACCACGTCATAGCACACATCGTGAGGCAGTTGCCCATGGCTGTGTCCATGTCACCAGACATTCTGGTGCCATTGAGCACATACCTAAAACCACCACCCTCCGCGCGTGCGTAACACGTGTTGACTCGCCTGAGCCTGTTGAGTTGAGACAAACCCTCAGGATCAGACGTCAAACGCTGTTCAATCCCATGTTCCCACGCTACCACCTGTGAGTTCACGTGTTGATCGAATCGAGCAGCGTCTAATAGGACAGCAACGGGATCATCCCGTTTCCGCCACTTACGAGCCAGCTCAACACCCCGCTGGGTGGCATTGAGCCCCTTCATGACCGTACGTTCGCCAAACACACGGGCTATGGAGTTAAAAACGACCTTTTCCATAGGCTTCAGGTACCTTCCAATGGCAACATTGAATCTTGCTGATCGTGGTTGGATGATCCGTGGGCATGGATCACCCTTCCTGGTGAGATTCGTCTTCTCATCCTTGATGAACGCCTGAATATAAGCATCTCCAGCGACAATAGGCTTATCTTCAAGTGATTTGACGGCTCTCTCGTAATTGCGTCGCTTTAGGCCGGTGTATGAATCGACGAACTGCTCCGTGGACCATACATCAGCTGTATCTGCGAGAAATACGAGTTTGTCGCCAAACTTACGTAACATCCGACCAACTGCTCCGGGTTCAGGCTG